TTTGGTGGGGTATGGGTTAAGGTCGTTGGTATGTCCTTGCCCTTTGTTTGGTGGTCTTGGTATGGTGGGGTTGCTATCTGTTTAGGTAGAGAGGAGGGGGGATGTTGTAGCTACATTTGGTTATTATCGTAACAAATCGTAACTTAGCGTAACAAATCGTAACACATGATACAAAAGAAAGAAAATTGCCAATATTGTGGCGTAAAAATGGAAAGTATAACTGCAAAGAAAAAATTTTGCTCTGATAAATGTAGAGTTTATTTTAGCAGGCAACCTAAAGTCAAGGATTTTTATTCTAAGGCAGAATTAAGCTCAAAAATGGCAGATATGCCAAAATTAATACAAGATGTTGCAAATAATAAAAATGAGCCAAAAAAAGGAACTTTAGCTTGGTTCCTAAAAAATTCGTAAATTAGCGTATGAAAAATAAATTAAAAATGATGAAACGCGCGGATGGGTCATATTCAAGACATGGTCTTTGGGATTCAATTCGTGAGAATAAAGGAAGTGGTAAAAAACCAACACCTGAAATGTTAAAACAAGAAAAGAAAATTAAAAAAGAAAGCAAGTGATTTACGAACCATCAAACAGAATTGGGGTAAGTACTCCAAAAGGAGATGGATCAATATGGCTTGTAACTGATTATGGACACGAAACAGATACAATTTATACTGTGATAATAGATAGCACAGGAGAGTTGTGGCAATTTACTCATAAAGACATTAAAGTAAAATCAAACATAACTTATGGCAGGAGCTTGGCAGAGAAAAGAGGGTAAGAACCCGGAAGGTGGTCTAAACGCAAGGGGTAGAGCATCTTATAATTCAGAAACTGGTGGACACCTAAAAGCACCAGTAAAATCTGGTACTAATCCTAGAAGAGTTTCATTTGCAGCAAGATTTTCTGGAATGGTTGGGGCTATGAAAAAACCAAACGGAGAACCAACTAGAAAAGCATTAGCTCTTAAAGCTTGGGGCTTTGGAAGCGTTGAAGCAGCTAGAAAGTTTGCTAATGCACATAAAAAATCGTAAATTAGCGTAAAATTAAACTTATGGCACACAGTCAGCAAGATTCTTTTTCAGAATTTGTAGGTTACTTAAAAAGCTCTTTTGAGCAATCTGTTATTTGGCATCATCAAACACATTCTTACGCAGAACACAAAGCTCTAAATAATTTTTACGATGAAATCGTAGACTTAATAGATGGACTAGTTGAAAGCGTTAGTGGTATTTACGATAGACCAGAGGATTATGAAATAGATGAACCAAAGAATTATAAAAATTCAGATCAAGTTAAAGCTTACTTTAAATCATGTTACGATATGATTCAAAAAGATAGAAAAGATATTTATCAAGAATCTTGGGTTCAAAATCAAGTTGATGAAATTGCACAATTATTTGCAGAAACCCTTTATTTATTAAGTTTAAAATAAACTTTTTCTTCATAAATGGTCACTTTAGAATTGTCCCCCTGAGTTTTTACTCGGGGGTTTTTGTATCATCATTACCAATGTCATAACTTATCCAAGCAGCAACTCCCATCAATAAAAAAATAATAAAGTATATCATATATTATTCTTTTGGTGCTGATTCTTCTAATATTTCTTTTCCTCTGTCTGATAATGGTCTAGCAAATATTCTTAACTTCTTACCTGTTGTTGGACACACAAATGTTACTCCGGCATCTTGATATGCTTTAATGACTAATTCAATTCCGCCATGTTCATCTGGACTTGCGCCAATTACATGTATATCATCATAATCAAATTGCATACAAAAATCACATCCTTCTGTAAATGGTTGCTTACCTTCTGGTATATTAGCTTTCTTTTTTGCCATATTTTTGTTTATTTCTTTCTTGGTTTGTAGTAATTGGTTTAAAATGTTTTTCTTTACCTTTTTCAGTAAGATTCATTCTTTTTAAATCAAACCAATAAAAATCACGATCTTCATCTGTAATATCTTTCTGCATTTTAATTCTATGCATTATCTCATCTTCTGTTAAGTATGTTTCCATTAGTCTATATCTTTCATTTTTACTTCTATGCCATCTAACATTGCATCAATAGTTGATTCTATTAAATCTCTTTGTTCTGGACTTAGCAAAGCTATTTTTTCCAATATCGCAGGCACAGCAAATACATCACTTTTAATTTCATTCTTAATTCCATCTCTAACTTCCTGGGTCATCATGGGGTGTGTTATAATATCTGTAAAGATATTGTCTATTTTTTTGCTACAGTTTTTAAATAGCCTTTCACCTTTTGAGTCAGGGTATTGTCTGCAAAAATCTAAAAACTGCTCTTGGCCCATTTTTAGGTTTTGTATTGCATTTATAATATTTGCACCTCTTTTTATTTCTACTATTTGCTCCACTTGTTAAAGTTTAAATGTGTAAACTCAATTTCATGCAAATACTCTCTAGCTTTTAATACCTTTCTTTCTATTTTAGCTATATCTTCATCATTTCTGTCAACCCTAAATAATAAAACTCTTTCTGAAACATCTATATCATCAAATTTCATGTTAAATTCGATCTTCATGGCTTCTTTTACATATTCTGGGCTTTCTTCAGAAACAACATCCATGTTTTTAAGCAAATAATACTTTTCTTGTTCTATAATGTTATCAGGAGTGTTAGATAAACAATATGAAATATATCCTACTTCGGCATTTGTTAGCCACATATACGACATTAACTGCCAATAGTATAATGAATCTAACTTATCTGGTAAATTCCCTAAGAAAGTCCATAAATCATAGCTAGATTTAATATCAATTACCATATTTTCATTGATAATATCTGGTAATCCGGTAATATATGCGTTAGAAAGCCTTTCTTCATTCTTTTTAAATGGCGTTCCCATGTATTTTGCAAGCAAATTAATTGAATCTTGCTCTACAGCAACACCTTTTTTCATTTGTTTAGTCTGAACGTCCTTTTTACGGCCATATTTTTCAGAAATATAGATGTCTAACAAATGTCTTTGAGCTGTTTTTGATAGCACTCCAGCTTCTTTATCAGCTTTTAGCTGAGGCTCGGTCATCAAGTACCCTACAGATGAGGATCTAATTAGGGTTTCAGAAAAATTCATCATATTATTTGTTTTTAAGTGTAAGCACTTTTAGGTCATAAGCTGATTTAAGAACTGCATCTTTTTGACACATCATATAAAACGACCTTAATTCACCTTCGCTTTTGCAATCATTTATTGATTTTATTGTAGCCTCTTTTTGATCTTCTAAACTAACTTGAATTTCTTCAACATTAGAATCAATTGGAACTAACTCAGGATTATTTTTTAAATGGTATTCCATAACTAATGCTCTCGCAATATCAAGAGCTTTTGTTGCAGATTCTCCTTGATGTAATTCTAATTCAACACCTATTTTTTCAGAACTGTAGTTACCAAGATTAAATGTCTTAGTATAGGAAACTTTATCAATGTGCATAGAATATTATTTTACTCTTGTTACGTTTGTAATGTCGTTAATTACTTTAATTTTAAAAATCTTACCAGTATGTTCTGTATCTTTTTTAAGGTTAGATACCATTACCATTACAGATGAATATGGGTTTTCAAAAGTTATTGTAGTGTCAACTTCCATTTTTTTAACAACTGAAGAAACCGAAGTGGGGCTAATTTTTCGTGCCATTTTTGCTTTATTTTTTATCAAAGCTAATTTATTTAATTTAATTAAAAAAATAAATTTAATTAAATAATAAAAATTCGTATATTTGTGTATTCATACATACGGTTTTAAGGTTAACAAGCAATCGCACGCCCTTCGTTTCTACGAGGGGCTTTTTTATACAAATTTTTTCTTAACGTGATTTAACTTTGATCTATATTCAATAATCAAGTGCTTTAATTCTTCTCTTGTTGGCTTAGTTACTTGTCTTGCTGTTTCTTGCAAGTATTCAACTATGCCTTTGTGCTCTGATTCTAAATTTTTTTCAAATACTTGTAAGTTTCCTGATAGTAAACAATTGTCATGTTCAGATTGCGGTCTGCAGTTTGCCTCCATCCATCTTGTACCTAAGTTTGCTCTAGGAATAAAATGACCGTTTTGTATTTTAGTCCAATGGTATTTTTTACCAGAAGTAAAACACTCTACCATTCCTTCCTTGTCTGCATATTTACAACGAATGTATTGGCTAAATATTACATCTAAATCCTGAATTAAATTCTGAAAGCTTTCACTATCATCTTCAAATTCTTCCATTCTTTTTTGAGTGGAATGTATCGTTGCGCATTGCTTACACATCTTCTTAGAGAAGTGATAATCAACTTTACCACAATTAACACATCTTTTCTTTTTTACTATGATAGTACTATTTCGCATATTCTTTTTCTATTAATAAATCTATATAATGCTTTGCTTTTTCAAGATCTTGCAATCCATTTTTATACTTATGTCTGCATATGTATTTTATTACATTAGCTTCCATGTATGGTATTTTATTTTCATAAATAAATTCTATTGGCTGTATTTTCATTTGTTTGTAATGAGTTCCGCCAACCTGAACTTCAGATGCTTTTATGTCTTCCATATATCTATTTTTTTAGTGTAATGTCTTATAATTTCCCAATATTTCTTTTCTGTTTCATTTTTACTTTCGCTTACCATTTTATTTAAATATTCTACTGCATCTTGCTTTGATTTTCTATATCTTTTTTCATATGGTATCTTAGTGTTACCCATGTAAAAATTTGTTAAAACAGAAACGGCCTTGTCTTTATAACAATCCATAGGTTATTTGTTTTACCATCTTTCAAAAAGAAATTTACCAACAAATGCATTAATTTTAATTATACCATAATTCATAGCAATACCTTGATTATTTTCAATTATTCTTTTATGCATATTTTTTAATTGTTCCCTAAATTCTTCTATATCTTTATTTCCCTTATAAGATTTACATTCATAACAGCAAGGCATAAGATTATCAAACGATTCTATATTAGACACCATTTTATCAACTTGCATATCATGTATAGTAATTTTTTGACCACAATAAGCACAAAGACCAATAAAATCTAATTTTTCAAATATTTTTTGTTTATCTATATTCATAAGTTATTATTTTTTAACATACATAAAAGTTAAAAATACTATTGCTGATAAAAATATTAAAGGAAATATAACTTCAGCTAATATCATTTTTATAACAAATTTTAATTCTTCTTTATCCACAGGTTATTTGTTTTGGTTATATAATCCATCTTCTTCATCAACTTTCATAATATCTATTATGATTTGCTTTTGGTTATAGGTTTGGTTGTAGTAATCTTCAAATAGTATTTTATTTTCAGATATTAGATTTTCAGACACTCCCTTCATTCTTGATATATTTTGATATGCACCAATAGAAAAATCAATGGTTTGTTGTTTTTCTTTTTCAAGATATTTTTGCATAAAAACTTTATCTAGTATAATAATATCTTCTTTAGTCTTTAAATCATCAATTAATTCTTGCATTGCTGTTTTCATAGTTTTATTCTTTTAGTTTATGTAATACTCCATTTAAAAATTTAAACTTACCAATATACTTACCTTCCTTCCATACTTCAATAACTAAATCTAATCTTTTAGCCATATCGTATATTAATTCTCTATTCTCCATTCTTTTCTTTTAATTCCTCAATAATATTCCAAGCCCTTACCTGAATGTCACTTGCTTCAAAATCTCCCATCCAAATAGCTTTTTCATGTCTATAATTCATTTGCTGTCTTTTAATTATAAGCACAGCTTCATAAGTGGAAGGGTTACAACATACCAGACTTAATTCTCTTCTTAATCTTTCATTTTCGGCTATTAATTCTTTTTTAAGCATATAAATTATTTAATTTTTAACAAAGATAATTAATTTAATTAAATTACAAAATAAATTTTAAAAAATATTTGGGTAAAAAAATTTTTTTAATCAAAAAATACTTCTTTACTTTGTGGCTTAATCAAAATATTTATGGAAAAACAAAATGTAAAAGATCTAATCTTATTAGAGCTAGAGCACCAGGAAAGGCCATTGGCTTGGCTTTCGAGAAAATCAGAAATACCATATGGGACTTTGTATGGAATCCTAATACATAGGATTATGAATCTTTCAGATGATAATCTTGCAAAGATTAACAAAGCAATGGGAACTGATTTTAGTAACGATTAAGAATTTTTAAAATGCCAAAAGACACATTCTATTTCTCACACGACTATAATGCTCGTAATGATGAGAAGATTAAAAGGCTAATAAGAAAGCATGGCATGATAGGCTATGGCATATTTTGGTCTATAGTAGAGGATTTATATAATAATGCTAACGCATTGCGAATGGATTACGAAGGCATTGCATATGATTTAAGGTCGGATAGCGAAGTTATTGCATCCGTAATAAATGACTTTGATTTATTCATTTTTAATGGTGATTTTTTTGGAAGTAATTCTGTACAAGAAAGATTAAATCAAAGAAATAGCAAAAGCGAAAGTGCAAGAAAATCAGCAAGTTACAGATGGGATAGTGCGAACGCAAAGCAAACGAAATCCGAAGGCAATGCTAAAAAGGAAAGGAAAGGAAAGGAAATAAAAGAAAATGAAATAAATATATCATTTGATTTGTTTTGGGATTTGTATGATAAGAAAACGGGAGAAAAAGGTAAACTTGAAAAAAAATGGATTGCATTAACCAATAAGGATAGAGATGATATTATGAGCCATATTCCTAAATACAAGTTTGCACAACCAGATAAAAAGTTCAGAAAAGACCCTCAGACCTATTTAAATAACAATTCATGGCTAGATGAGGTAATATCATCAAAAAAGGTAGAAATGCCTCAGGAACGCCCAAAAACGGCCTACGAATTGGAAATAGAAAGAATGAGAAAAGAAGCATTAAATAAAAAGCCTTTAATATGATTACAGCCTTTAAGAATATATGGAGCAAGGAGCCTCACTACATTTCAGTAGATTTGGCTTTGAATAGAATTAAAAACGGAAATTCTAAAAAACTAGTTGAAGAAATTAGAAATACACTTGACAAAGAAAAAGCTGGGGAGCTTAAGAAGAACTTGCCTTGTATTTGCTTTAGTGGCAAATTTGGAGCAGATAGAAAGGATGAGCAAGTCATAAGTCATAGCCAATATTTGGTACTTGATTTTGATAATGTTTATGAACTTAGAGATAAGCAAACTGAGATTATTTCAAATAAATTTGTTTACGCTTGTTGGGTTTCTCCTTCTGGAAATGGATTAAAAGCCTTAGTAAAGATTGCTAACGGAGATAAGCATAGAGATCACTTTGAAGCTTTGGAAGAGATATTTCCTGAAGTGGATAAAAGCGGTAAGAATCCGAGTAGGGTATGTTATGAAAGCTACGACCCAGATATTTATGTAAATCAAAA